TGGTGTACATGTCGCTCGACAGCCCGAGATCGTCGAGCGCGAGACCGAGGATGCTCGCCTTCTCGGTCGAGATGCCGAGCACGCGCGCGGTCTTCGCGACCTCGCTGATCCACGACACCGTGTCGTCGATGGCGCCCTTGAACATCTTCCCGCCGCCGACCACCGCGGTTAGCGCGAGCAGCGGCGCCATGAGGTTCGAGAAGGCGTTCTTGAGCCCGCCCGCGAAGCCCGCCATCTGCTCAGTCGACTGCTTCACCGCGCCGGTGGCCTTCCCGAGCCCGTCGAGCAGGCCTTGGATCGCAGCGGTGATCGAGACTGTGACTTGCTCGTTGGCCACGGACTATCCCTGGGGGACGACTTCCTGCGCGACGACGGGTGGCGCCTCGACCGGCGCCGGCTGCGGGGTGAGGAAGTTCACCTCGGGCTTCGTCACGCCCTGGGACAGGGACATGAGCTTCTCGTAGTAGACCGCGACGTTCGCGTTCTCCAGCCCGTCCTCGACCTCGGCCAAGGTCAGATCCGGGTAGTTCCGCACGAGCGCCCGGTGGATCGTCGCCACCTTCAGGTCGGCGACCTCGATGAACACTTCCGGGTCCTCCGCGCTCACGGCCGCCTCGGCCTGCTTCTTCAGCCGGAACCCCTCCCGGATCGCGGCCTTGGTCTGCCCGTAGCTGAGCCAGGGCATGACCAGCTCCCGCTCTCCGATCACCACCCGCACCCCTGCGAACATGTGAAGCCCCCTGTCAGCCGTTGAGACCAGCCACCATCGCCGCGACTTCCTCCCCGCTCATCACGTGGTCGCTGTAGACCGCCGGCTCATCGTTGGCCTGGTCTCCGAGCAGCCAGTAGGCCGCGACCTCGGAGACGTTCGGCCGCTTCGCCCAGTAGGCGAAGAGGTCATCGACCTGGTCGAACGTGAGCGCGTCCACGGTCGGGTACGTCCACCCCGTCCCCGTGATGACCCGCCCGTAAATCTTGCGCTTCGTCTCGCCCCGCTTCGGCAGCGGCCGGCGCTTCTCGCCCGGCTCGCCCTTCGCGCCCATCCCCGAGAAGTCCATCACCGCGTCGAAGAGCTGGCGCAGGGTGGGGATGCCCACCGTGTCGGCCAGCTGCGCCGCCTGGACGCCCGTGGCGCGCGCGCAGGCCTCGCCCCAGACATCCCAGGCCCCCAGGACCGCCTCGACGCCGTCCGGCGATTCCAGGAGGTCTAGGAGCCCGTCCTGCACGTCGAACAGCACGCCGAGAGGGAGCCTCGCGAAAGCGAAGCTCCCTTCCTCGGTCGTGAGTGTCCGCGTGCGCGCCATCCCGGCCTAGACGGCGAAGACCGACTTGCAGAGCATGTTCGTGGTCGGGTCCTTGAAGGCGACCGCCTCGAAGTCCATCTGCGCGTGGTCGACGTTCTTGAAGGCCTGGGTGACCTTCGAGAAGCGGACGGCCGGGAAGCGGATGCCCTGGGCCTTCGACTTGTAGATCTGGAAGAGGTCGATCTGGAAGACCGAGCCGGCTCCCATCTGCGCGCCGTTGATCGTCACGGTCTTGCCCGAGGCGGCGACCGTGTTCGTGTAGCTGATCAGGATCACGTGACCGACGTCGGCAGCGGCGAAGACGTAGACGCCAGCCGCGCTGGCGGTGTACTGGCCGGTCGTCGGGCCGGACGCGACGCGCACCATGGCGAGCCCGGTGTTCGCGTCGATGACGCCCAGGTCGCGCTCCCAGGTCGCGCCGTTGGCGACGGTCACAGTGAAGGGGGTCGCCGGAACGGTCCACTGCTCGTTGATGTTCGGGTTGAGCGACCCGGTCGCCGCGGTCGTCCCCATGAACGCTGCGTAGATGTCCGAGGAGAAGGAGGCGAACTTCCCCTTGATGACGGTCTTCCGCTTGCCCGGCGCCACGTCCACCGGGTCGCTTTCCGACCCGTAGAGCTCGACCATGTCGAAGCTCTGGTCGATCGTGCATTCGGTGAGCGTGCCGGCCTGGATGGGGCTGGCGGTGGTGCTGATGGTCTGGGGGTTGATCGCGAGGATGCCGACGCCGAAAATCGGGTTGCCCATTTACGACTCCTTCCGGGTGAAGCCTGCGAGCCGCGTCTTGAGCGCGCCCTTGGCTGCGTTGAAGCGGTTGAACAGCTGCGTGTCGAGGTTGAGGCCGTGGAAGGTCTCGACGAACCACGCGTCCACGAGCCGGTCGCCCTCCGACGGATCGACCGCCTGGACCACGTCCACGTCGAGCGTCTTGGAGGGCGAGAGTGGGTCGAGGGTCTTGGGCATGGTCACTCCGCTACTGGACCTGCGCGTTCGTGTGGTACCGGACCTCGTAGGCCAGCCGGATCGCGCCGACCGGGCGCGCCGTCGTCTCGTCGACCGAGATCTCCGTGCCCGCCAGGTGGGAGAGCAGCGCGGTCCCTCCGAGCGTCGGGTCCGCCGCCATCGCCTTCTCGATCTGGAGGGACAGCGCGTCGAGCGCGTCGTCCACTCCTTCGGTCAGCCTGACGACGGCATGGATGGCGAGGACGACTTGCCGCACGAGCTCGGCGTCCTGGTGCTGCTGCGTCGAGGACTCCTCGAGCGAGTAGACGGCGATCCCGGGCAGCTCGACGCTCCGCCACGGGACCTCGCGCGTCGGGAAGACGTTGTCCCCGGCGTCGGTGCGCGCCCGTTCGAGGATCGTCACGACCGCCTTGCGGATCGTCTCTCGCGGGTGCGTTGCCATCACGCCATCTCGGAGAGCAGTAGGACGACGCCGCCCTGGCCGTCCTTGCGGACGTCACGCGTCGAATAGATCACGCTGTCGACCACGACCTGGGGGAACCCCTTCGTCTCCTCGGCGGGGTCCATGGGCAGTTCCGAGATCCGCAGGAAGACCCGCGGCCCGGAAGAGACGACCTCCTGCCCCTGGACGGTGGCGTTGTCGGCGGCGGTGTCGAACACGCCGACGACGTCCGCCTCGCTCCCCGACGCCGAGACGTAGTGAACCGCGCCCCCGAGGTGGGCGAGCGCGGCGCGGTCCGCCGCCGCAAGCAGCGACGGAAAGTTGATCATGTCGGGCTAGGCGCCGGCCGGGACGCCGACTCCGTTGAAGCGCACGATTCCGGTCGTCTCGCCGGCTCCGCTGCCCACCGCGGCCACCGCCACGCCTGCGCGGTAGTTCGAGGTCGAGGTGGTCGTGAAGTTCTTGTTGGTGTTGTCCCAGTACACCAGCGCGCCCTCGGTCCAGGCCTGGGAGGCCGCCTTGGTCACGCTGTGGACCCCGGTCACGTAGCCGCCGAAGGCGACGGTCTGCGCTGCCGTGGTCTGGGCGACGACCACCAGGCCGCCGATGAGGTACGCCGTGCCGGCGACGACGCCGCCGGTGGGTGCGGTGAGGGTGAGGACGTCTCCGGCAGCGATGTAGGTGCGAGCCATGGTCTTTCTCCTTGGAGCTGGGGGCTAGGCGCCGGCCGACGTGGCGGCCCCGCGGTAGTCGATGCAGGCCGTTCCGTAGTCGACGATGACCTTCATCTGGACGCCGTCGTACTCGAAGGAGTTGTCCGACTCGATCCGGGGCGCTTCCTGGCCGTCGATGAAGCCGACGACGAAGACCGGCGCCACCGAGGGGTCGGCCAGGAGGTAGTGCCGGGTCGCGCTGGCGGCGGAGCACTGTCCGACGTCGATCACCTTGGCGAAGAGGCCCTGGACGATGTTCGGGATGTTGGTCGTCTTGCTCGGGTCGAACTGCGCGTCGTTCATCTGCCGCGCCAGGCCGCCGAGCTCGATGGGCCCCAGCCAGATCCGCGGGACGAGGTTCAGGAAGCGGTTGGCCGAGACGTCCTTCTGGAGCTTGATCTTCGCCCGGGCGCTGTCGAGCGTGGTCACGCTCATGGCGCCGGTCGCTCCGATGTTGGAGCGGTTGGCGTGGAAGAGCGGCTGGCTGTCGGACTGCGTCGGCCCGAGTCCGCTGTTCGCGAGCAGCATGGCGAAGCAGTCGGCCTCGAGGGTCGCGGCGGCGGCGTCACCGAGCTGCGCCGCGGTGTCGCGGAACACGCCCAGGTCGTCGTTGACGATCGAGCGACGGCTGATCCCGATGATGTTGCCCTTGGTGGCCGGGGTGAGCGTCGCCTTGCTCCCGTCGGGGATGTTCTTGTGCTTCACCTCGCCGTCCTCGCTCACCGAGTCGAGGACCGAGAAGCTCCCGGGACGGTAAAAGGTCGAGGTGCGGAAGTCCTGGACCGACTTCGTGCCGCACCAGTCCCGCCAGGTCACCGGCGCGATCGCGTACTGCCCGAGGAAGATCTTGTTGACCGCGGTCTCCAGGAGGATGGCGAAGTCGCTGGTGGTGTTCATGCCAGCGTCGCCGCGGTACTGGAGGGCGCGCTTCACGAGTGCGTCTCCGTGGAGGCCGCGGGTCGAGACGCCCTGGCGCTCCAAGCTGGCGCGGGCCAGGTCGAGCACCTTCATCCCGCCGAACTCCCCGGCCTCGAGGGACACGCCCCGGAACTCGTTGGCGAACCGCTCGACCTTCTTGGCCTTGGCGATCATCTCGCCGTGTCCGTACCGCTGGATGATGGCCGCCACTCCGCCGCGGATGAACTTCTCCCGCTGGTCCTCGCCCATCGAGAAGTGCGCGCTGTTGGGCGCAGACGCGTCGCTGCGCGAGGTGAGGTGCTCGAAGATGGCCTTCCGGGCCTCCTCCACGCCTGCGCCGTCCTGGATCATCTTGTCGGCCAGGTCCTCGTCGAGGTTGGCGCCACGGCACATCGAGCGGATCTCCGTGACGCGGGTCCGCTCCTTCGCGAGGGCCTCGGCGGTGGCGCGGGAGATCGCGGCGCTGGTCGCCTCGGTTCGTGCCTCTCGCTGCGCGACAGCGGCGCGGGTCGCCTCCACAATCGAGGGGGCGGGGGCGGTGGAGGCGACGGCCTCGGCGGACTCGGTGGTGGTGGTGACGACCGGCTTGCTCATTTCGGTTGCTCCCTGTGTTGGAAGTGCCTGGAAAACGCACGCATTCGTTGACTCGGATACGCTCCGCACTCCGGCGCCAGCGTCCGCCCCCATCGCGACCATCGACAACTCGTAGGGCTCCCAGTCCTCGACTCGGACCACGGGCACCTTGTCGGTGGTGACCTCTTCGGTCTTGACGGCCCTGTAGATCCGGTAGCCGACCGAGACGTTCTGGAGGACGCCCTGGCGTACCTTGTTCCACGCCGCGTCGGCGGCCGGGTCGCCCTTGGCGAATCGGACGATGGCGGTTCCCTTGCCGTCGGCCAGGCGGGCCGACTCGACCACGCCCAGGATGCCGGCGACGCCGGACGACGAGTCGTGGGAGTCGAGGAGCGGCGCGCCGCTGTTGAGCCGGCCCATGCGGACGTGCTTCGGGTCGAGCGACAGCTCTTCCCAGAAGGACTCGAAGAAGCCGCGGAGCACCCGCGCGCCGGTCGTCCAGATCAGCTCGACCGTGCGGGCGTCCTCGTTCAGCGTCTTCGGCTGGAACTCGGCGCGCAGCGAGAGCGGCGGGACGTCCCGCGTCTGGTCTCCTGCGCGCTCCTGTCGTGCCATCTCGATTCTGGTGGCACCGGCCGTCGCGCGGGTCAAGCGACGGCCTTCGGAGGCGGCTTCGGCGGGAGCTTCTTGGCGCCGTTCGGGGGCGGCTCCCCGCCAGCAGGAGCGGCGTCCGCCGGGGCGTCGGCCTTCGACGCGAGCTGCTGCACGAGCCCGGCCTGGCTGACGCGCCGGACGTCGGTGTCGAGCCAGATCCCGGCCTTGTCGAGCTTCGCCAGGTCGGACGCGTACTCGGCCAGGTGCGTGTCTGGATCCCCGCCCTGCTCCCGGATGACCTGGGACAAGGTCTTCTGGCCCGAGCGGACCAGCGTCACGTTCGCGCGAGCCTCGCGGTCCGGGTCGGTCATCGCCATCGGCTGCGCCGTCCACTCCGCCCGGGGCCGATCGCTCGCCGCCGAGAGAATGCCCGCCAGCGCCGCGGCTTCCATCGCCCACGCCCACACCGGGTCGCAGAACTGCGGGACCATGAGGTGCCACTGCCAGTCGTAGACGTTGCCCCAGTGCGCGATCCGGCTCATGCGCGCCGACGAGAAGTTCACCTGGGAGTAGTCCCCGGTCAGGTCCTCGTAGGTCACGCCGATCGCGGCGGCGATCCGGCGGAGCGTCCGCACGCTGAACCCGTCGTCGGTCGTCGCGGGGGGGCTCGCGAACTTGATGTCCTTGCCGAGCGGGAGCCGCTGGATCATGCCCGGCTCAAGGGTCTCGACGAGCGGGTCGGTCGCGTCCGGCTCTCCCAGCGCGCCGCCACCGCCGTCGACCTCCGTCACGAACGCTGCGAAGCACGCGGCGATCTTCTGCCGCATGAGCGTCGCGTCCTCGAACTCGTCGAACTCCTTCAGGTTCACGATCGCCGCGGCCAGCCACGGCACGCCCCGGTCCTGGCCGGCGCGCTCCAGGTCGTAGACGTGGACGATCTCGCTCGCGTTCACGCGCCGGCTCGTCGCGTTGCCAAAGAGGTCCGACCCGGGGTGGTTCTCGAAGAGCCAGTAGGCAACCCGGCGGCCGATCGCGTCGAACTCGATCCCCCGCATGATCCAGCCGCCCTGGGTCCCCTGCATCAGGTTCTTGTTCGTGTCGATGTAGTCGGGCTCCAGGACCTGGAGCTGCATGGGCAGCGCGAGGCCGTCCTCTGGCCGCCGCCACCGCCGCCGAACGAGCGCCTCGCCGGACTCCGCGACCGTCCGCATCACGAGCTTCTCGAGCCCCGCGAACGTGCAGCGCCCGGCCGCGTCGCAGTCGGTCGTCTCCGCCCACCGCGCCCAAGCGTCCCGAAGCCGCGCACTGTCCCCGGTTCCGACCGGCTTCGGAGAGATCCCCCACCCGACCGTGTTCCGCACGACCACCCGGAGCGCGTTCCTCGCCCACGGGTTGTTCCTCACCAGGTCCCGGGAGTGCGCCCGGAGCGCGGCGAGCGCGGGACTGGCTGCCGTGTTCGCGTCGGAGGTCTTCCGTGCCCAGTGCTGGGTACGCCGGCCGGTCGACGCCGCCTCGTAGTTCCTCACCAGGACGGCCGCTGCAGCTCGGGACCGGGCCCGGGAAAGCGCCCAGCCCGGCGCCACCCTGAGCAGCACCCGCTCGAAGCCGGACAGCGTCGGCTCGGCCATCAGAAGCCCTTCCGGGTGGCAGCCAGGGTGTACGACGAGCGCCCGGCGGACGCCGCAACATCGGCAACCATCGCCCCGAGGAGGTCACGCATCTCGCGCAGGTTCTGGTACCGGATCTCGCGAGCGGGCGGACCCTCGTACCTCACGAGTAATATTCCAGACGCCACCGCGACCTTGAGCGCGGCTACGTCTGCTTCCGTCCAGATCGCCATCCCACCCCGGGTGGCACCGCTTCCCACCCGGGCGCAACTGCCTACCGTCGGCCGAGCCAGCCCCTACCCCCGCCGCCCAGCCACCCAGCGCGCGCCGGAGCGACGCGGCGGGCGGGCGGCGGCGAGGACTCCGGCGGCGCCTGGACCGGGGCGGCCGGGGCCGCCATGGGGGCGGGAGGCGGTCCGGGGGGGGCGGCACGCCTCTGGGCTGAGTCGGCCAGGCGGCGGCCGGCGGCGTGTCGGTCGAGCCCGGCCAGCGCCGCGGCGGCGCGGGCGTAGACCCGGCAGTCGAGGAAGTGGTTCTCGCGCCCCACCATGACCTGCCACTCGTAGACCCGGAAGCCGCGCCGGTTCACGGTCGAGACCAGGTGCTCGGCGGTGAGCTGCTTGAAGTAGTCCTCCCCGTGCTCCGGGAAGTGGCAGTACCCGGGGGGCGGAGGATCTCCGCTCTCCGCCGTCGGGGGGTCCAGTCGCAGCCAGCCGTAGAGCTCCGACTTCGCGATGTCGATCCCCACCGGCCAGACCTTGTAGCCCCGGGCCATCTTCTTCCCGCGCACCGTCACGTCCACGGCCGACGGGGAGCCGATGAGGGTCTTGGCCGTCGAGACGCCCTTGCAGGCGATGACGCGGTTCATCGGACGGCCGCGCGCCCAGTTGTAGACCATCTGCGTGTTGAATCCCGAGTCGATGGCGAGGAGCCGGATCCGGTACTCGGTCTCCTCCGGCCCAAGCCACGCTCGGTCGAGCAGCTCGTCGAGCTTCGGCCACGGACCGTCGGGGCCTTCCTTCGACGTGTCCCCCGGGATGACCCCGGCGTCGATGCTCCAGCTCGCCTTGTCGTCGCCCCAGGCCACGACCTCCCAGACCAGGCGGTCGCGCTGGACGTCCACGCCAGCGGTGAGCAGGAGTGCCTTCACGGGCACCATGGCGATCGGGTACCGCTCCCGGCGCAGGTAGATCCGCTGCCAGTCGGGCGCCTCGCCCTTCTCCACCCACGTCTCTCCGAGGACCGTGTTCACGAAGGTCTTCAGTTTCTCGGGCCCGCCCTTCTTCGCCTCCACGAACTCCTCCGCGAGCTGGCCCCACGTCGCGTTGGGGCTGAACGAGTACGCGGCCCAGATGTGGAAAGAGGCGTGGCCTCGGAAGGGCTCCTCGGAGCGCCACTCGCCGGCCGCCACCATGTCGCGCTTCTGCTGGTGCTCGATGACGCAGCCGGCTTTCCGGCAGACGAAGAAGGCCTCTCTCGGCTTGCCGTCGGGCCAGCGCATGAAGTGCCCCCGCTCCTGCTCCCGGAAGGAGAGAAAGTCCATGTGTCCGCACTGCGGGCACGGGACGTAGTAGCGCCGCTGGTCTCCCGCCTCGAACATCTCCGTGATGCGGCTGTTGCCCGCCACGAGCGGCGTGCTGCCCGCGATGATCTTCCGGTCCCAGTAGTATTCCGTGCGCCGGATGCCGAGCTTGATCTGGTCGCCCTCAACGCCGGCGCTGGGCGGGTAGCCGTCCACCTCGTCGAAGAGAACGACCTTCCTCGACACGCGTCGGAAGCCGCGGCCGCTGTTGGCGCCGACGACCGACAGTGAGCCGCCCGGAAATATCTTGTGGAGGATGGTGTTGTTCGAGTCCCGAGACGACCGGTCGGGCATCAACTCGGCGAGCGCCCGGCAGTCGCGCAGCATCGGCGCCAGCTCCTCCTTCGAGTAGCCCTCCGCGTCCTCGACCGTCGGCTGCACGACCATGATCGGGCACGGGTCCATGTGCATGTAGTAGCCGACCGTCGCGTCGAGGATCTTGGTGTAGCCCACGCGAGCCGACTTCATCACCGTGACCTGCTCGACACCCGGATCGCTGATCGCGTCCATGATCCCGCGCTGGTACGGGATCGTCCTCCACCGTCCCGGCTCTGCCGCCGACTCGGCCGAGAGGTAGAAGTATTCGTCCGCCCACTCGGAGAGCTTCAGGCGCTTCGGCGGGCGCCACGCCGACGCTGCTTCCGCGGCGACCTGGTGGGCGCTCGCTCCGCCGGCGACCGCTGGCGCGAGCTCAGCCAGGGACCACCTCGTCCGCGCTCAGTTCCTCTGCCAGTTCTTCGAGCGTCTCCCGGACCAGGGCATCCACCGCTGCCACGTCCCGAACGCTGAGACTGGGCAACTGCTGCTTCACCCTCGTCGGGATCCCAAGGAGCTTGGTGCGGCACCGGGTGTAGACGTCGATCAGCTTGGACGTCATCTCCTTCGCGTCGACGACCGCGTTCGAGCGTTCGAGGAAGTCCATCTCCGCAATGCGGGCCTTCCAGACCTTCTCCGCGGCAGAGGCGTCCCCAAGGGACATCCCCAGGTACACCCGCTCGTCGTCGCTCTTCGTCGGCCGACCTGGTCCCGCTGGCCGATCCGTGCCGCGCTGTTTCACGTAGCCCGGCGCCTTCGAGAGGTCGGTGTTCGCCTCCCACTCCCGGTCGGCAAGCGTCGCGTCCCGGATCTTCGGCTGGCCGTTGACCCGAGCCACGCTCGCGACCAGGCGGCCAGTCTTCACCGCGTTGCTCACCGCCATCACCGAGACGCCGCGCATCTTCGCGTAGGCGGTGAGGGACATCGGAGCGGAGGTCTTTTTTCGCTTCATCGGGCGGTCCGCTTCTTTGCCCGCTGGCGCCGTGGGGCGCGCGGAGGGTAGTGCATCGGGACGTGCGGCCACGACAGGCCGAGCGCAATCTTTCGCGTGGTCTTCGTAGCGAGACCGAACCTACCCGCCACCGCGACCACGCCGACCCCTTCTGCGTTCACGAGACGTCGGATCACGTCGACCTCCCCGGGCGTGAGCTTGCACCTACCGTTTGCTGTTCCCTTTTTCGTGGCCCTGCGTTCCTTCTCCATCATGTCGGACATATTGTCCCGGTGCGTCCCAAGGAATAGATGGTCGGGATTCACGCACGGTGGATTGTCGCAACGGTGAAGCACGAAAAGGCCGTCAGGGATCTCGCCGTTCGTCTCCACCCACGCCAGTCGGTGCGCGATGACGTGGCGCCAGCGGCCGTCGACCTTCACTCGAAGGTCTCCGTACCCGCCCTTGATCGTCTTGCCGGTCCAGACCCAGCAGCCCCCGGGGCCACGTTTCTCGACCTGAGACCAGTCCATTTCGCCTCCTCGTAAATAGCTGAGTGAAATCAACCCTAGGCCTTTATCGCGCTCGTCAGCACCCGCATATGCCGGGGGGGCGTAGAAATTATTAACTGGGTGGGGGCGGGCAGGTAAGAGGGCGGGAGGGGGTGCCTCCCTTGACTGTGCGTGTAACGGCAAGTGTCGCGCCATATGCCTTGCCATTGTGCACTGTGGGTGTGTGCACGATCAGGAGCGCCTCATCTGGCGGGCGAACGTGGAGCGGAATACTGACTCGCCACGCTGCAGAACAGGGGCAGCGTTCTTGGCTAGGGCACTGGAGATTGTCGCAGTGAACAGTTCATAGATCGGCTGGCGCATCTTCCCGGCGTACCTGCCCTTGCTTGCGATACGCTTAGGACCGCGGCGCATGAACACCCCCTTGTGCCCGCTCTGCATGGTCGCGATGAAGGCTGCGTTGATGATTGAACGCTTGCCCTTTGTCACCTCGACGCTGACTCCCGCCCTGGTCTGCCGTGCACCAAAGGCGATCAGGGGTAGGGGCTTGCCCTTGGCTACCAGACTCCAGATCGGCTTGCCCGTTGGGAAGACCATCGACAAGGCAGTGTCGATCTGGCGTGCCTGGATGCCCTTGGTCTCGCGAATGCGCCGGGAGCCTTCTGCCCGCATTGCCCGAAGGGCGCTTGAGCCAGCCATGTTCGTTGCGCTCTGGATTGACGAGAGAGTGGCTTTCTCCCACTTCACCATGCCCGTCAGGTCGCAATGGACTGTCAGTTCCATGACTATTTCTCCTCCCGCGATCTCTCTCGCTCGAAACGTCCACCAGGTCCTGCGCCCTGCCAGGTCATGGGCGCGTTCGGATCGAGGCGCTCTCGAACGGAGCGCCCCTGGGCGCATGTCCGCGTGTCGCAGAGCGGGTAGTCCGTCCCCTGCCCTCTGCTGGCCTGCTGGGTGCGCTGGAGGTCGGTAACTCGCTGGCGCGTGACGCAGATGCAGGCCGGGAGCGCGGTGACGTTCAGGCGTTCGCAGTGGATGGTCAGGAAGGCGAAGAGGAGCTGCGTGGACGGCGGCGCGTCAACGCGCAGGGGTGGGCGCTTGAGCGAGCGCAGGATGGCGAGCGTTCCCGACCTGTCCCCCGAGACGAGGAGGACGGTGGCGCGCTGTATCTCTCGTCGCTCGGTCGCGTTCACGGGTGGCGTGGGGCCTCCCGAGTGGAGTGCCCTGCTGCTACGGGGTCTTGACCCGGGTGCGTGACGATCGGCTCGTGCGCCTCTTCCCAGGCGGAGGCGTCGACGAGCTGCAGGACCTCGACCTCGACGCGGGGACGGAGCTTGTCGACGGCCCGGTCTACGGTGTAGCGCCGTACCTGGCGATCGTTGGCGAGGAAGCCGGCGCCGGGGCGATTGAGCTTCGGGCGGGAGACTTCGAGCGAGTCGAGGATTGCCTTCACCGGCGAGTCCGTGTCTGGGCGCTCGGAGTCGAAGACGACGCGGATCCGAACCTCGACGTGCGCGGTGGTGGTGTCCCAGCGTGAGCGCTGGCGGGCCTGGGCGCCGTAGGCGGCGAGCTTCACGGCGAACGCGCGAGCGGCGGGTGTCTTCGTCCAGGAGCCCACGCGGGAGCCGGATCGGTTCTGCCCCGCGGGCTTGCCGGGGACCGAGTACGCAACTCTCACGGCAAGACCCGTCGGCTACGCGGCGAGCAGAAGTGCCACGCCGTGCCGTGGTCGGTGATGCGCCAGGTGCCACCGCATCGGTCGCAGGTCTCTCGCTGGCGGCGATGGAGCTCAGACCAGACGAAGGCCAGGACGGCGATCAGGAGGAGCCACGCGAGGCCCAGGACGGCGAAGTGGCGAGGGAGCGAGTCGAGCCAGGCGAAGAAGGCGGTCATGGCTACGTCCCCTCCCCTGCGGTAGCGAGCTGCGGCTCAGCGGCCTGGATCTCGGCCAACGTCCTGCCCTGCTCGTCTCGCCAGACCTCGGAGCGCGGAGCGTCCTGCCATGCGTCCTGGGGCGCGGCGTTGCGGCTGGCTTCCTGGAGTGGCCCGACGAAGTACCGGAGCCAGCGAGGCTTGCTCTTGGCTCGGGTGGCCGCCTCGGCTGCTACTGCGACGGCGCGCGCCAGGCCGAGACGGGACACCTCGGCGTCGAGCATGGCTCGGGTGGCCTCGGCCTCTTCGGGACGGGATAGGCGCATCCAGTCTCGAGGGACGACCATCCGGTCAGCCAGCACGTCCCGGAAGGTTTCCCAGGCGGCAGGCGCCGCGCCGGCGGCTTGCTGCTTCTGTCCTGACTCTGCTTCTGACTCTGCTTCTGCTTCGCTATGTTTTGCCACAACAACCGCATCCGATTGCGATAGCAACCGTATGCGTTTGCCATGCTTGTTTTTCTCTTTGTCCCAACGGGAGGTTGCGCCACGCTTCCCAGCCTCGCCGCGCTTCTCTGCCAGTTTTTCGGCCCTCTCGCGCTCCTTTTCGAGCCTCGGAGAGGTGAGGCGGCCGGGGTGGTCTGGATGGTCTACGAAACGGCTCCCGATGGCCGACCAAAGCGACCGCATGGCCGAGCCATCGACATGCAATAGCTTTGCTATGGAGGTCTGGTCTCCCGGGATCGAACCCTCCCGCCAGGCGATCAGGATGAGCGTGAACCAGGCGCCCCGTTCCTCCACCGTCCAGCCCTGGAAGTGCTCATCGGACAGGGTCTCGGCGGCGTAGATCTTGAACCACGGCAATCCACTCACTGGGCAGTCCCCCGGATGACCTTCTTGCGGTGGTTGATGACCTTGCGCGTACAGCTAGGACGAGTGCAGACCCGGCGCCGCCGGCCGCGACGGACCTGGTCGAAGGTCACGCCGCAGGACCAGCAGGTGAGCCGCCATGGCGGGAGGGGTTCAGGTGTCGACATTCGCCCCGCCGCCCGTCGCCGCCACCCGGTACAGAGAATCCGACCTCGACAGCAGCTCGACCTGGACGTGCCCGCTCTTGCGGAGTTGGGCCATCACGCGCCTGACGCTGTCCGGCGCGCATTCAATCTGCATTGCAATCGTATTGGTCGGCTCCGCGAGGTGGAACGTCCGGCCCCGGTTCGCCTCGCACCACGCGATGATCGCGAGCGCCAGGCGGGACTCGACCCGGGCGAGTTCACGGTCCTGATCGGAAGCCTTCGGCGCGACGACCGGCGGCCGGTAGGCGAACAGGGGCAGCTCGCCGTGGGATAGGTCGGGGCGAGTCACGGCGACCCCCTAGAAACCCCGTATATGGTGACCAAAAAAAGGATCACGGCTCCCCCAGGATCTTGGTCAGGTGCTCGCGCATCTCGATCAGCTCGCTGCGGAGGCGCTTGTTCTCGGCAGCCGGGTCCGGCTTCTTCTCGATCGCCTCGCATCCCGACAGCGCGCAGAGGCCGCCGACAAGGACGCGAGCTCGGTCGAGCTCGAGGACGGCGGCGATGAGGCCGGGCGGTAGGTTCCCCTCCCCGTCCAGCACGCGCGTCACCTGGGCATGGTCCACGCCGGTCTCATCGGCCAGGCGGGAGCGGGAGACGCCGTTCTCGCGCATGGCAACGTTCACGAGGTGGAGGATTCGGCGCCCGTTCTCCCGGTGGTGGGACGAGACGGGTATGAGGGGCAGCTGCTGGTCGTTCGGTGGGGCCTTTGCCACGGAGCCTCCAAAGGGGATCACGCCCTTTTGTATGGGGGTGACCTGTTGGGTTCGGGCACGCTTCGAGACAAGGTGGAAGCGGACATGGCGGTTCACGACTCAGGCAGCGCGACGAGGGGACGGACGCTTCGGCGGGGCGGCCCAGGATTCGACAGGAACGGCGCCCTCGGTGGCGCGCTCGATGGCGACCGCCAGCTCTACGCTCGGCCCCCGGTCTCCCTTGGCGATCCTCCACACCCGCTGCCGGTCAGCACCGACGAGTGCGGCAAAGGCTGCGTAGGAGAGCTTTCGGTCGGCGAGGTACTTGGCGAGGACGGTCGGCTTGCTCATGCCGAACCATACTGGTGTCATATGACTACGTTGTCAAGTGACGCGGTAGCCCCGTGACAACTGGCGCCCACATACCATCTGGCGTGATGGCTCCCAAGACCACCGTGGACTTGAAGACCCGGCAGCGGATCGCAGCGAACATGCGGCTCCTGATGTGGGAGCAGAGATTCGACAGCGTCGCGGGGATGGCCGACGCCTTGGGGATGTCGCGGAGCGCGCTCGGTCGCTACCTGAAGGGCGAGCGGACTCCTGGGCTCGACGTCCTGCTCCTGGTGCATCGGAAACTTGGGGTGAGCCTCGACTATCTCTCCGACAGGGATCCTCCGCGTGAGTGGTTTGACGTAGAGTACACGCCACCGAAGAGGCGGTAGACGCCCACGCGGAGGCGGCCATGGCCCTGAAGAAGTGTCCCGAGTGCAGCGCCGACGTGAGTAGCTCCGCGAAGACGTGCCCTCACTGCGGAAAGAAGCTCCGCTCCGGGCTGCTCGCGACCGTCGCCGCGGTGTTCTTCGCCCTGATCGCGGTTTCGATGGTCGCGGGCACGGTGACTGGCAGCCAGATCAAGGAGACGGCGGCCGCAACGGAGGCGGCTCGCGTCGCGAAGTTGAGCCCCGAGCAGCTCGCCGCGGAGCAGGCCGCGAAGGAGAAGGAGAAGCGCACCACCTCGGCGCAGTATGCCTGCGAGAAGTTCGTACTGGCGTCGCTGCACGACCCCGACGGCGCGGCGCTCGACGACTTCTACACGTTCCCGGTTCGAGAGGAAAAGGGCGGCGTTTTCCTCGTCCAGGTCAAGGGCCGAGCCAAGAATGGATTCGGCGCGCTGCGTCAGGTGGTCGTGAACTGCCGGACCAAGTCGGACGGAAAGAACGGTTGGACCGCGGTGTCCGTGAAACAGCAGTAACGGCAGGGCTTTCGAAGGGCGCCAGACGGCCGAGACCGTCTGAGGAATGGCCCATTCTTCTCATGTCGGTGGGCCGTGTTACCGACGAAGAATGCCACCGAGCAAGCGTCCCATTACCGCGCGAGTCCGCACGCCCCGATCTGCGGACGAAGCTCTGCGGTCCAGGGACCTCCTCGCTGAGGCAGAGGCGGAGTCGGTCACCGCCATGCGGCAACTGAGCGTCGTCCTGGGGCGAGCCCGTCGCTCCCCTCCCGCTCTGGCCCAGGCGGCGGCACGGGCCTCGTCCGCCTTGTCCTTCCTGTCGACGATGGCCGCTGCCCGCTCCCTGCGGGCGCGCCGGAAGTAGCCGCCCTCCCCCGCTGTCCTGGCCGGAGGCGCGGTCATCGTGGCGTCACTTGACAACGTGGTGTCATATGACTACTGTTCCCGCCATGCCCACCCCGACCCCTTCCGACTTCCGCCACGAGTGGCTCTGCCTCGCGTGGGAGACGGCGTGTTTCCTTGGACTGATCGCCACGCTCTTCGCTGCGCTTCGGTGGTCGCCGTGAGCGACCTCCCGATCCTGACGACGTCTCGCATGGCGTGCGCGCGGCGCTGCCAGAGAGAGCACCACATCGCCTATCACCTGGGGTACCGGCCGGCCGGTCTGGCTGAGACGCTGAGATTCGGGTTGCTCCTGCACCTCGGGCTGAACGCGTGGTTGCGCTCGAAGGCGGACCGGCTCGCCGACGCTCTCCAGGTCCTGGAGTTGGCGGAGGCAGACGAGTTCGACCGGGCGAAGGCGACGGCGCTCATGGTGGGCTACGACACCCGGTGGCTCGCCGACGCGGACCTCTACGAGGTGCTGGGAATCGAGGCGGAGTTCCTCGCGCCGCTGCGGAACCCGGTCACGGGCATGCCCTCTCGAACCTGGCAGCTGGGCGGCAAGCTCGACGGACTCGTTCGCGAGATCGCGACGGGTCGGCTCGGAGTGCTGGAGCACAAGTCGAGCACGGAGGACGTCGGGGTCGGCACCGATTACTGGCGGCGCCTTCGCATGGACCCACAGGTGTCGAATTACTACGCGGGCGGCGAAGTGCTGCTGGGTAGGCCCGTCGACTTCTGTATCTACGACGTGGTCAAGAAGCCCTTGCAGCGCCCCTCGGCGATCCCGCTCGTGGACGAGGCGGGCGCGAAGATCGTCCTCGACGCGTCCGGGCAGCGGGTGCGAACGAAGGACGGGAAGAAGTGGCGGGAGACAGCCGACGCCGCCGCCGGCTACGTCCTCCAGTCCCGACCCGAGACCGCGACGGAGTACCGGAACCGCCTGGTCGGCGTCATCGGCGAGAACCCGGCCGCCTTCTACGCCCGCGGCGAGGTCGTCCGGCTGGGCGGTGAGGTCGACGACGCGATCTTCGACGCGTGGCAGCTCGCGCAGCAGCTCCACGAGGCCAACAAGATCGGCCGGTGGCCCCGCAATCCGAACAGTTGCCTCCGGTACGGCCGGAGCTGCGCCTTCCTGCCGGTGTGCTCCGGGGAAGGCTCGCTCGACGACACCACCCAGTTCCGCAAGCTCGACGACGTCCACCCTGAACTGAACGGCGCGGCAGAGGCCGCGTAGGAGCTCCCATGGCACTCGTGACCCCGATGAAGCCCACCGCCGCGGCGGCCCGCGTGAACCGCATGACGCTCGCGAGCATCACGACGGGCGTCGTGCAGGCCCCCTACCGGCTCCTCGTCCATGGCAGGGATGGCGTTGGCAAGAGCACCTTCGGCGCAAGCGCCCCGAAGCCAATCTTCCTCGGAACCGAGGACGGCACCGGCCACCTGGACGTCGCCCGGTTCCCGGCGCCCGAGAGCTGGGAGGACGTGCTCGACGCGATCCGCGCGCTCACGGTCGACGCGGGCGGGTTCAAGACGCTCGTCGTAGACACGGTCGACTGGGCCGAGCCGCTCCTCTGGGCTCAGATCTGCAAGACCGCGAACGCCGACAGCATCGAGGAAGTCGGCGGAGGCTACGGGAAAGGGTTCACCGCCGCGGTCGACGGGTGGCGCGTCTTCCTGGCCGCGGTGGAACGCCTCCAGGCCGCTCGCGGTATGCACGTGATCCTGCTCGCCCACTCTGTGATCAAGAAGTTTGTGAACCCGGAGGGCGAGGACTACGAGCGGTACGTCGTCGCCATGCACGACAAGTCGGCGGCGCTCATGCGGCAGTGGGTGAAGGGCGTCTACTTCGCGCAGTTCGAGACGTTCGCGCAGGCGAAGAAGAAGGGCGAGCGCGTGAAGGGGATCTCTACCGGAGCGCGGGTCCTCTGCACCCAGCCGTCGGCCGCGTTCGACGCGAAGGATCGGTACTTCGTCCCGGACTCGCTCCCCCTCAACTGGGACGACTTCGAGGCGGCGGTGAAGGCAGCGGCGCCGACCAACCCCGAGGCGCTCCGCTCGGAGATCGAGCGCAAGGCCAAGGTCGTCGGCGGCGAGATCGAGTCGAAGGCTCTCAAGTTCCTGACGGAGAACACCACCAACGCGGCCGGGCTCGTGAAGCTGAACGACCGGCTGAATGCGCTCGTCGCCGAGAAGGCCGAGCAGGAGGCAAAGTAGTCATGGCGCAGATCCTGGAGCCCGGCGACTACCGGGCAAAGGCAGTCGAGGCGGCACTGGGGCGCTCGTCGAAGGGGACCGAGCAGGTGGCGGTACGGTTCTCGCTGCTCGACTTTCCGCAGCAGACGATCACCTGGTACGGCTACTTCTCGGAGAAGGCGTTCGAGATCAGCATGCGCGGGCTGCGCGCGGCGGGGTTCACGGGCGACAACCTGGCCGACCTGTCGTCGCTCCGGGAGGAGGTATCCCCCGAGGTGGTGCTCGTCATAGATCACGACGAGTACAACGGGAAGGTCCGGCCGCGGGTCCAGTTCATCAACGGCGCGGGCGGCATGGCGGTGAAGGACGCGCTCGACGAGGCGGAGGCGAAGACCTTCGCGGCCCGGATGAAGGGCAAGGTGGTGGCGTTCGACAAGGCGGTCGGCGCTCCGAAGGCCGTGGTCGCGGCGCAGGCTCCGGCGAAGGCGAACGGGAGGACAGCTCCTGCGCCCCGTCGAGCAGGCCCGGCGCAGAGCGACGGCGTCCCCCAGGACGTGATTGACGCGCAGGCGGCTGAGAACGTCTCCGACGACATTCCGTTCTAGCCCATGACACTCACCCGAGACGAAACGCTGTGCGTGCGGGAGGCCGAAGAGCAGCGGACCCTCGCCATGCAGATGATCGACCGAGGCATGGACACCGTGATCCTCGCGCAACTCCTGGGCGCGGCGGGCGAGCTGTACTCCGAGGCCGGCGTGCTGCTGGCAAAGAGGGCGAAGGTTGAGGCTAAGAGAGCGAAGGTGGCGCCATGACGCTCCCCAGACTGGAAACGGCGACCGTCGCCGGGCTGCACGGCTCGCTGTGGGCGCGGCGGGAGGAGGCGAACCGGGCGCTCGCGTTCCTGGCGCAGGTCGAGCAGCTCGCGGAGACGACGAAGATGCTGGAGCCGCACGGGAAGGCGATGGCCGAGGCGGTGATGGACGCGAGAGACGCAGCGATCGAGAGCGTGCTCCTCTGGCGTTGCGCCACGATCGAACTGCGCCGCGCGGCCGAGGCAGAGGCGGGCAGGACCAGGAGGGCGGGGTAATGGCCTGGACAACCTGCGAGGAGCCCGGGTGCAACGCGCGAGTGACGGTGGGCCAGCACACGCGGTGCAGTCACCACCGGCCGAGGCCGCCCCGGACCGACCGGTACGAGAACCCGGCGAAGAGGGCGAAGGACCGGGCGACGAAGTGGCGGCGGCGAGCCGCGGCGGGGGTTCTGTGGGCCTGACATCCTCCGCGCCGTCGCCGTGGTCGCATCCACGCCTGTGCGTCTGCGTCGCCTGCTCCACCCGTCGCGAGACCGAACTCCGCGCGCAGTTGGAGCGCCTGAGCGACCGGATCGCTACCCAGGCCGAGATCATCGGCGTGTGGAGCGACCTGATCGACTCGCTGGAGAGCGAGATCGCGACCCTCCGCGCGCTCGCGCCCGCGAAGGAGGCACCGTGAGCCGTGAGGCCGTGCTGAACGAAACCATCGCCACCCTCCGCGCCCGCCTCGCCACCGTGGAGGCGGCGCTGCGAGATATCGACGTTCTCTGTATCCCTGGATATCCCATGATTCGCAAGATCGTCGCAGCCGCCCTCGCCGGGGACGCGCCGGGGGAGACGTACACGGTCGGGGGTGCGGACGGGATCACGCGGACGTTCACGAGGGACGCGCCACGGTGCGAGAGGTGCGGGGGCAGGGGGATGGAGTCCTGGCACGAATGTCCCTCATGCGGCGGCACCGGCCTCGCGCCTCCGGGGACGCCATGAGCGAGCAGGCGCACGATGCCGCCCTATTCGCCATTGCCTTCTTCCTGTCCGTGCTGGCGATGGCGTGGGCCACGTGGCGGGACAACCAATGAGCCCGACCCTATCCCCTCAACCCATCCACTTCGCGGAGGCGGCGGCATTCGTGAACGCTAACCATCGGCACCATGTCGCCCCGACCGGGCACAAGTTCTCCATCGCGATCAACGACGGCGAGAAGGTGCGCGGCGTCATCATCTGCGGGCGTCCGGTGGGGCGGCGGCTCGACGACGGGTGGACGCTGGAAGTCACCCGATGCTGCACGGACGGGGTAAAGAACGGAGCGTCGATGCTCTACGCCGCAGCTTGGAGGGCGGCCAGGGCGATGGGGTACCGGCGCGTCGTGACGTACACGCTAGCGGCCGAGCCCGGAACGTCGCTCGTCGCCGCCGGGTGGAAGGCCATCGGCTCGACGCCGGGGAAGTCGTGGAGTTGCAAGTCAAGGCCGCGAGTGGACAAGCACCCGCTGGGACAGAAGACGCTATGGGAGGTGACGCCATGACCGGCCTCGCGCCTCCGGGGACGCCATGAGCGATGGACTTCTGCCGGTGCAGGACGAACGGATCGACGCTGACTGTCCGTGCGCCTGCCACGAACTGGGAGTGGCCGACTCCTGCCTGTCGGTGTGCTGCGCGCTGGCGAGGAAGGACAAGCAGATCGCGGCCTCGCACGAACTGATCATGCGGCTGACCGAGAAGATGGAGCGAGCGACGAGCGCCCTGCTGGCGGCGAAGATGCGAACGGGAACCGCGCACGAGGCGCTTCGGAACGCCCTGCCGCGAGTCGGGATGCCGATTGATCACGAC